GTGCAATGGACTCTGGAATCCCACCAAGCAACTCGGCGTGTAGTGTGGAGTACGACCGCGAGGCTCTACACGAAGGCAATTGGGTGCGTAGCGCATCCGCCAACTTGAGCCGCACCGGTTGCTTGGAGGACGTCGCTGGTAGCAGCGCGTTCATCAGGGTTTTCGGAGCCTACATTGTGACATCGAATGTGAACGCTTATACGTTCACCCCATCACCCCACTCGAGCGTCACCGCGCTCGTCCACAGGCACCTCCTGGCGCGCCTTCCTGGCGCTGATCATGGGGGCACCTGGGACCGCATACAGCCGACATTCGAAAGGATGCTCGACATGGTTACTGCGGAATTTGATGGATTGTACCCAGGCACCGCCCTAGCCAAGGGCAAGTGGCTTGAACACAGAGAAACCCCAAAACGCGTAGCGAGCTTGGCGGCGTATGCTGCCCTGCTTGAAGGCGCTGGGGTGCCAGTCGGCCTAATCAAGGCATTCATCAAAGTGGAGTTGTACACGGACGCGAAGTTGCACAGTCGTGCCCCCCGTCTCATTCAGGCCGAGAGACCAGAGACCCAAGCCGTATTCGGCCCGGTCGTCTGGTACTTGTCGAAGGCACTCGCCGCCGTTTCCCAGGCCCATTATATGGACCCGGGTACAAGGGTTTACACGTCAGGGATGACGGGCGAGGAGATTGGTGCCATGATGACTGCGATCCTCCTTCTTTACAGGGACCCTGTCTTTGTGGAAGTTGATGGAAGTAAGTGGGACACAACCATGGGACGCTACTCCATCCGCCAGTTTATTGCCATCCTGCGGCGTTGCGCCGCTGGTGGAGACGCCCCTCCAGAGTTGGAGAGGTACCTCAAGGCAATGGCGAAGTCCCGTGGAACCATGCGCGGTGGCGTCATCTATGGCGCCACGTGGGGCCGGCGCTCTGGTTCTCCAGAAACGTCGGTTGCCAACACCTTCGCCAATATATACGCATCAATTAGGTGCGTTGGCAACGGTACGGCTCGCGGGTTCGCCCTGGGTGATGACGGTTTGGTCATCATCGAAAGGGACGACTTACCAGCTCTGGGCAAGATCGTAGAAGATTACGCCCAACTTGGCATTGTTGCGACGACAAAAGTCGCCGACCACCTATCCGCAGTTGAATACCTGTCGTCGCTGTTCTACCCTGCTACCGGGGGTGGGATGGTGCTGGCACCCAAGGTGGGCAGGGCTGTCATGCGGGCGGGACTCACATTGTCCGCTCGCGTCCCAGCTGTCACTAGTTTTGGTGACTTGACAGCCAGGCAGCTGCGCCGGTGGAAGCAACGTAGGTTGCTCCACATGGCCGCGTGGGTCGCCTCTACCAGGCACTACGCACCCTACCTACCATACCTCAGGCACATTTTCGCCTGGTACTCACGTCTATCGGAGGGGGTTGAACCCCGAGAAGAGGACGTTGAGGGCCTGACCAGGCGGAAGCTGCACATCGCTGCTGCCAACACACATGTGGATCCTGTCGCGGTCTGGGACTTCTTGTCCAGACGCTACAGCATTCCAGTGGATGCATTGCAAGCAGACGAAGCGGCCTTCGCTGAGTTGTTTGACGAGGACCATCCGGACCGCCCCGTAGCTATTAACGTCACGGGCACATATCTGGACTCGATCATCAATCACGATTGTTAGTGACCTTGACCTGACGGGCGATCAGCCAACCAAAACACGCGCAAACTGAGAGCGCGTTGCCCTAGCTGAAGGAAGCGTACATAGTTTCAGAGTGCTCCTCGCGGACCCCGAACTCTTGTTCCGTTTTGATTCCACGTTATAGAATCCAATCCCACCCCGTTTGTCATGAAAGGCAAACGCATCTCTCGCAAACAGAAGTTTGTCTCCGACTTCAATGCCCGCTCACGTCGCAATAACCCTGGTCTTCCTGACGTTGGTTCACAGTATGCCCTTGCTGCAAAGGAAGGTGCACGAGCTGTTTATGAACTTGCGCCAGCGACTAAGAATTTCGCCAAGGCCCTCCACGACCCATTCTCGACTGTCGGGATGGACGTGAAGCTGCCGATGATCC